GTCAACAAACTTAATCATCTCAGACTCAGTTCCCGTGAGAATAATAGAGATAGACTTCTTCAACCACTGCCTGACCACCTGTGGTGTAGAACTTCTGGTGGTTTCGATTCCCATGATCTTGAGTTTAGGTTTCTTGTATCGAACACCTTCACTATCCCACACGTTAAGCATGTATCGTTTCTTTGCAGTCCAGATGCCACAATCAGCAATAACTTCTCGACCCATGACCATCTTGTTTTGGTATGCGTTCATCAAGTCTGATAGTTTGTTGTATTCCCGTTCAATGAATGGTTCCAAAGTATTCGTGGAGTAATCATCCAAGTAATCAACAACGTTGTCAGAGTCACACTTCTTCTTGACTAGATCACCAAAACTAATGTAAACACTATCGGTGTCACTTGCAATGATATAATCCTTACCATCCGTCTCTAAAGTCTCGTTCAAATACTTGTTCAATGATTCCTGAATCCATCGAATAGACAACTGACCCGAAAGTGTAATCGCTTCAGCCATATCAACGTCAAAGTATCGGAACCACTCATTACCAATTGCACCATAAGCAGAGTTCAACTGAATCTTACGAACCTGTTGAAAGTTATGATACTTGGAGATCTCAAAGTCGATTAATCTGTTGTCAGGATCTTCCTGCTTTCTCTTTTGAGCATCAATCATCAACTTCTTGTACATACTACGTTCTTCGTACATCTTCTCCATCAGTGCAGGCAGAAACCCCTGACGGTCTTTGGTATAGCAAGTCCCGTTTGCAGCAAGGGAATACTTTGTTTCGGGGGGAATCTTACCTCCCAAAATAGAGTTTGGTGTAATAGTGTAATCTTTTTCATCTTGAATTTTTGTCTCTGGACTGATGTTGTACTGCATGATCAAGTGGGGATACAGACTGTTCAAGTCAAAAGAGACAACCCATTCGTGACGACCAACGATTGGATCCTTAACGTATGCACCAGCATACTGTTCGTCCTTCTTACTACCACTCTTCATCGGGATCACGATGTTTTGTTCTGACAAATAGTGGTAGATGATCTGGTCCCAAGTACGAACCTGAGAGTAAACATCAACGAAGTTAACCTTGGCAGAATAACCAAGAGCAACTGCAAGTTCCATCAACTTCATCTTCTCTTCGAGACGGACAATCAATTCAGTATCTTTATGGTTGTACCGAACAAACTTATTAAAGTCTTTCTTGTAGAACTCTGCCATACTATCGAACTCATCATAAGATAACTTACTCTCACCGAGTTCAATGTTTGCAATGTGATCCAATCGATATGACTCTTGGTTTGTGTATGTGAACGTCAAGTACAGTTCATAATAATCTAGTGTAGAAATACCAACCAAATCGTATGCAGTCTGTTCTCGGTTCATTCGAGTGATGGTCTTCTCTTGAACGATTCCCCAAGGAGACATCCTTTTTGCCTGTGATCTTCCACGTACGGCCGAGATCCTACTGTAGAGATATGGTATATCGAAGAACCTAACGTTCCAACCACTAACAATGTCTGGTGATTCGTATTCCCAGATCTCAAGGAACTTGTCAATGAGATCTTCCTCACGGAAGAATCGGTGACACTCTGCACCCTTGATGTCTTCGAACTCACCAAGACCAAGAACATATTGATTATCACCAATGATCATGGTGATTGCATTAATTTCTTCTTGTGGATCGTCTACATTGGGAAAACCAAGTTCGCATGTAGTTTCGATATCAATATAAGCAACTTTCAGATGTGCAAAATCATACTCAACTTCTCCCGGATGAATCTTACCAATGAACTGATAAATGTAATCCGTGTTACCATAAACATCGAAACCTTTAATTCCAGAATATGTCTGAATAAAGTCTCGACACTCTTTCATTGTGCCTGGATTTACTGGCGACACAGAAGATCCTTCCAAGGTCTTATATTTCGTTTCCGTATTTGACGGAACGAAAAGAGTTGGGTTGAACCTAATCCGGCGAGAAAAAGCTTTTCCGTTATTGATACCACGGAGAAGGATATAATCACCTCTCCGAGATACGTTTGTATAAAATAGTTTATCCATCAACAGTTTTCTGAGTATTCCACATCATCAAAATTAGGTGTCTCTTCCAACGCATCCCATAGGGTGGGTTCTTCTTCTTGTTCTTCCCTGTCCTTAACATATGCACCAAGAAGAACCATGTAGTTAATGACATCCACAATGGTATCATAGAAACTTTCATCTTCAACGTGCATTTTACCAGAACGGAGGAAAGAACTCAAGCGGCTCATCTTGTCAGTAACTCGGACCATAAATCCAGCTTCTGTCTTACAAATGCCCATAGCTTCACACCGGGTAAAATTGGCGAAAGGTTCTGTTCCGTCACTACCAGCATAGTCTCTATTCTTTAGAGACATAAGTTCTCTTGCTTCGGTGCAAAGTTCGGCGTGATATTGTAATAGTTCATCTCTAGTCATTGGTTGTTCCTGTCTTGTGGTATCCATTTTTTATAAAAAAATTAAATTTTTCTTCCGTACCTTCTTTTAATTTAAAAGTTTGCGGTGTAGTAGGATCAAGGTAACAATCCGATCTACAAATATTAATGTCGGAAGAAAAATATAAGTTATTGTCTAATATTCCATCCACATGTTTGAGTACTAATCTCTCTGATCGATTTGAATATGGAAGATAGTCTAGAGATCGGCAATGAGCGTTTATTCTATCTTTTATCTCACCAGTGTTCTTATCGTATATTAGAAATTCCCAGATCTGTATATCCAAATCTATACTCCAGTAGATCCAAATCCGCCTGAACGGTTTGTCTTTTTCTTTTTAGGTGTTGCATGTGTATATGTAATATGATTTACTACACGTTGGTATTCAATGATTTCCACTTGTGCAATACGATCACCATGTTTAATCTCGAATGGGATGTTAGTTGGATTCCAGACAGGAACAAAGACTTCCTCACAGTAATCAGAGTCAATAACTCCCTCAGCATTGATTAGAGTGATTCCGTTCTTCCATGCAAGACCAGATCTTGGATGTAGTCTTGCTGAAAATCCTACGGGAATATCAAAAACCATCCCGGTGGGAATTAACGCACGACATTTAGGGCCCAGTGTGAAAGTTACGTTAGGAATATCACTAACAAAAACAGTCTCCGGTGTAGTTTGATGTGGTTGGTTATAACAATCAAACCATTTCACAGTTCTAATTATGGGGGTAATATCTTCCGGGGGAACCTCGGGCCTAAGATGAGCATGAATATCATAACATGCCGCTTCGTCTGTACTTAGCTTCATTTCCAATGTGTTTGGAAACAACTTATAAATTTTCATAGTTTCACTCATAAAGTATATTATATCACAATATTCAATTGTGTCAAGGGTTAATTGGTCTTAAGTTCTAAAGTCTTTGTCTTTGCAATGACTTTAATTCTATTCTTTTCCGATGTTCGTCTAACAAAAAACTCTGTTTTTGTAACTTTAACAGCATTCATCGAGTTATCTCCGATCCAACTTCGAATCTACCTTCGAGTATTCTAGTGACTTCAGAACCATTTGTCAACTCAAGATCATAAAAATGTTGTCCTCTTGGAACATTTTTCATTGTGGTCGCATCAATCAAAATGTATATACCACCAGTGTTAGATCCAGAACCAGTTACACCACCAGTAGAAGCATTAAGATATATCCCACCAGACCCTATTGTATTAGATCCGGTTCCTGTTATAAAATAACCAGTAGATCCACCACCGAGTACAGAACCTCCAGAAGTATTCCCAATAGCAGAAACCAAAATCTTATCAGTAAAAATTGATTTCCTGACCTGCATAGAAGCAGAGTAATTAATCAAATCCACCTCAGACTCTAAATCAGTTAGGTAAGAAACATTAAAAACAAATGTACTACCCTGATCTACTTGTATGTCGTAGTTTGCAGATGCCATAAGAAGACTCCTTTATCTATTTATGCTTTAACCTTTTTCTTCCTCTTGGATCTTTCTTTTCTGGCTTTGGCAAAAGACTTTTGTTTATTATCGGTTTTATTTTTCTCTTCGATGTCATACTTATCAAAAAGTTCTCGTCGTTGCAACATCTGTTTATCAATCGCCTTCTGTCTTTCAGAAATAGCTTGTTCATATAGCGACAAGTTGGCCGTAATTCTATCATGTTCACTCTCTGGAATCTTATCAAAATTACTAATTAATTTTTTAGTAGCATCTAAACCTTCTTCTAATTGACCCACATAAAAAGCGGACGCAGAAAGTTCATCTAACATTTGCCATTCATAAACATCACCAGCAATGAACAATATATCAGCGTGTGGGAAAGTCAATTTAGAACCCATAGATGCGTAAAGATAACCCAACCTTGGTTTATTATTTAATCTAAAAACTCTAGCTAATTGATGAAGAGGTTCTGCTCTATTTGGTCTGTAGTTCCAAGCTTCCATAAATCTTAGGGTTGTCTTTTCAAATTCTTCATTCAACAAACCAGAACACATAGCAGACCTAAAAATTGAATAATAAACTTCTTCTGCCCATCCACCCATAGAGGCTCTCTTCTCGTACCACTTCATGGCATTTCTAAAATCACCAGAATCAAAGTAACTCTGAGCTAAGTAAAAATGATACCTATCGTTGTGTGGTTCATAATCTGGATTGCTGGCATTTGTGACTGCATCAAGTAGAAGAGCAGCATCTTTTTCGTATTTCTCTTTCGGGTCAATACCGACATTTCTGGCACCCTCAGTCCTAGCGTGAATACCATATTCACCGGGAAGTTGAGCCATCTGTTTATTTTCTCTATCTTCACAGTCAGCATATTCATGTAGAATACCAACGTACTTCCACTTATCTTCAAGTTTGAAAATTTGATTCCTCCACCAAGTGAAGTTTTCTCCACGGGTTATTCTCAAACTATAAGAACTGAATCTAGTTTTATCAATGAAGTCCAAAGACTCAGTGAAGTCTCCCTCAAGATTGTCGTCAGCATCAATCACCCAAGCGTAATCAGATTTACCTTCAGCATTTTTGAAGGATGTAGTTCGGGACTTACCGAAACCCTCCCAAGGTTCATCATATACCTCTCCCGGTATTCCCTTTTCATCAAAAAATTTCTTGATGATTTCTTTTGTTTTATCTGTAGACCCAGTGTCGGTTATATCGTATCGATCAATATACTTATAAACAGATTCGATACACCTCTCGATCACATGTTCTTCATTTTTTACGATCATACAAAGTGTAATAGTAGGTTTACTCATGATATCTCCAAATTAATATTCTTCTCTACGAAATTATATAGTTCTTTCTTAATAAAGTCAAGCTCAGGATCCCAATTTCCTTCGATGACACATACAGCTGGTGTTTTGTGCGTGTTGGTCCAATCGACCATTCTTTCTCTCAAGTCCGCACCCTCTCCCCAAGTAAACAGGGGGCATCCGCACATGGTAGACAAATGACTAGTACCAGTGTTACTTCCAAAATGAAACTTGGAATGTGAGAGTAGTGATATATGATCACCAACATTTTTAGTTTCTGGTACAATGACACCATCGGGGACAAAATTATCTTTCTCTAACCCGACAAGATATATCGGTAGGTTGTATTCCTCAATGATCCAATTGACTAGACTTTGATACTTTTTAGGATCCCAGTTCTTTTCGGCACCCCTGTTCAAATTTCTACAAGAAATTGTAATGTACTCATCGGAGTCTACCATTTTATCTTTATAGAATTTACGATGACTCTCCTCAACATCCCACTGGTCAAATCTATTTTCATATGGAATCTTGAGTATATGTTCGGGGTTATAATGTTCTTGTGTTCTTTGAATGAGTTGATTGTAGAAATTTGGGTTGTGAAGACCATAGTGATCTTCAGCACCTCTACCACATGGTGTGAAACTTTCGGGCAGTTCGATAGGAACTACCTCGTCGGCCAGTTCAAACAGTTCACTGAAAGCCGGATTACCAACAACCACCTTATGGCAGTCTTCGTGGTCTTCAAAGAATTTTCTAACTTTAGGTTGTATATCAAAAACAACCCAACCAAATTCCGCAACAACAGGAGAAACTACTGCTTTTTTTTTCATAATCAATTTATCCTCGTGTAATTTTTTTCTTCTACTATTGAAGAACTTGTTTCTATATTTATGACTCTCTTTATATCACATCTTTCCTCATTCCATAGTCTAATGGATCTAGCAATATCAACAAAATCATCTTCAATGTTTTTACGAGTCTCTTGTTCTCGTAGACGATCCTCTCCATCCCATATATTTTCATTGACGCTCAACAATCGTAAATAATCAGAAGAAGATTCTGTCACACCAATCTGTTCAAAGGATGGCATAAGATATTCTATCTCTGTATTGATATTTTTCAGTTTGATTGGATCGGAAATTCTAGACTCTTTGATTCTAAGAATTGTCATCTTATCAACTATGTCGCCATTAGATACTTCTATTTTCATAATTCACCCATGCCTATTAACACTTCACGATCCTTTTTAATTTGATCTATTCTAGAATGCGAATCGAAAATACCCGCACCCGCGTAGTGTATAATGTGAGATTTAAACCTATCCGGATTTCCGTTCCACTCCTCACTATACATGGTCATATGATTAAATTGATATGGTAGTTCATGAATACAATGTTCGTATTTGTGTATCAGGTATCCCAACTGTACATCATCAAATCCACCCTCAAAAACAGAATCTTCCGCATAACCACCATTAATTTTATTAAATATATTTTGGTGTGGTTTAGATACAACAAAAACTCCCGTGTTTATGTACCCCTCCGTCCAACCAATATCACCAAATATCCTATTAGCAGCAGATATTCTAGCTCGGCGATTAGAAGTTCTAGAACCAACATCTTCTAAATTAGTCCCAACACATTCATAAGGAACAACATCAAAAAGATTAGGACAACTGTTCTTTATTAGAATATCAGAATCGATACAAATAATTCTATCGTAGTCATCCAAAAGTTCATTCAACTGTAAGATTTTAAAATGCCACCGTCCATGTCCAACTGTACAATCGGAATCTTTGGTTAAAACTTTAAAATCAGCACCACACCTTTCGGCATACGAAGAAAGAATCGGATGAGTTATCTCAGTCATCTCTGTAATTTTAGAATCAGCTCTAGTTGTGATTAAATATTTCATTTGTTAAGTTCCTTAAAATCATATTCATACATGTTTCTTGCTAAGTCTTCCATTGTATGTTTGGGTTGCCACCCTAAATATTCTTTTATTTTTTTATTGTTACCAACGATACCAAGTTCAATGTCCATGTCATATGAAATATAATCAAGTGGGTCACCCAACTCAGCAACTTCACACACAGATCTAGCAAAAGAAAGAACACTATTTGACTTTCCAGTTGATATTACAAAGTCTTCTGGGTACTCAGACTGAAGCATCATCCACATTGCTTCTACATAATCACCAGCAAAACCCCAGTCTTTAGTTGCACCAATATTATTTAAGTGAAATTTATCTCTCATGCCCATCTTTATTTCAGCAAACGATCTACTTATGGTTCTCGTCACATATGTTAAATTTCTTTTATGGGACTCATGATTGAAGAGTATACCAGAGGAACCCCTAATTCCATAATGATCCCAATAGGTTCTAACTAGATTTTTAGAAAATAATTTGGAACAAGCATGTGGTGTTTTTGGGGTGCATGTGTCATTCTCATCCAGAAAACCTGTAGTCTTTCCGTATATTTCAGAAGAACATGAGTTAAAAAATCTAGTATCTGGGCTATAATTTTTAAGTGTCTCTAAAATGTTTACAGTTCCCTCTGCAACGGTTCGATAGACTTTTCTAATGAAGTCAAATGATTTTCGATCTTCATCCAATCCGCATAGATTGTAGAGTTCATCCGGTTTTGTTTCTAAAATGAATTTGTTTAAATATATTTGATCTAATATGCAGGCTCGTCTTCCATTTGGATACTCATATGGTATGACTCGATAACCTTTACTGGATAAAAATTTACTTAGGTAGTATCCATCTTGGCCGTTGTGTCCTATTATAACGGCAGTTTTCATTTTGTAATTACCTCAAATTTTGGACAAGGCACTATAAACGAACCACCACCATCTAGGTATTCACTCTCTCGTAGAGAAAACTCATGAATGAAGTGCCAAGGCAAAATCAAAAGATAGTCTGGATTGACCTTCCTCATGTATTCTTCTGAATAGATTGGTATGTTTGTACCAACAGTTCTGTGTCCATACTTCTCAGGATTCCTCTCTGCTATACCATCGATCAAGTTTTCGTCCAGACCATACCACTGCAATAACGTATTACCCTTTGTCGATGCACCGTACCCCCATATAGTCTTACCTTTTAGTTTCTCGGTCTTGATAAAATCCACCGTCTCATCTCTAAGATTACATATCTCATCATAAAAATCAATATACACTTGTGGATCATTTAGTCCCAGTGTCTTTTCGTACTCTAGTATACTTTGAATTCTATAATTCGCAACATCCCTATACGGGGACGTTTTGAAATTTGTTTCCGAAGCAATGTTTTTCCGAATGTACACTCTAAAACTACCACCATTTACATCATTAAACTGACAATCAACAATCTTGAACCCACACCTGTCTAGAACATACTTCATAGATGTTAAGGAATAAAAACAAATATGTTCATGACAAATATTATCGAAGGCCAATTGTTTGAGCATCAATGGTGTATAACTCAATTGAACGACAAACAAACCTTCATCGTCCATAACATCATAAACATCGTCTAAAAATTTCTTAGGATCATCTAGATCATAAAACATAGCAATGGTTGTTATGATCTTTGCTTTATTTTTAGCACAGGACCAGTAAGACTCTGATGTAAAATAATCCTGAACTATGTGGTCGGCATGTTTTCGAGAACTTTCCACGATTGATCCTTTACATGGGTCAATACCAATCCTAGTGAAACGATCAGAGGGAACCGAACTAAGCAAAGTTCCATCGTTAGAAGCTATATCCAAAAAGACATCACCAACATTAGTAGGAATTGAATCGATACAAGATCTTGAGATGTCATATAGTTCTCGGGTCATAGAATCATTGACCCCGGACTTGTACCAGTACTTACCGTACATCAGATCCGGGTCAACTGTCTTTTCCATCTGCAACAAACCGGAGTCCTCACATAACAAAAGTTTCATTTCCTCTTTACCACCACGCGGTGATTCGTCATTCTTTACGAAATCAGAAATAAACATGGAACCCATGTTCATAACTTCAACCAATTCACCACCAGAAATTCTACACTTAACATCTGTCATCAATCTTTCCTCACATAAAAATCATTAACTTTGTATCTTCTGTCTTTAACGTATCCAAATTGTTTCAGGTAAGTCTCTATATCAGACTCATCATGATTATTTTCTACAACCAAAAGATCAATCTTCCACTTACTAAAATCTATACCCATAAGAACATCCAACTCAGTTGACTCCGTATCGATTGATATGAAATCAATTTTTTCATCGAAACCACGCTCATCCAAAATTGTATCCAGTTTAACGACTGGGACTTTAATTTTGTAGGTGTCCTTGATTAAATGTTTATGAGATTCAACTAGTTTCTCATCAACTACTAGCCCACTAATCGAAGTCATGATATCACGTTCACCCACAACAAAAACATTAAAATCAACTTCTTCGTTCTCATCAGAACCAACAGCAGTCATTACCACATCTTTCCTGCAAGATTTAAGATCATTCTCAAATTCAGGATTAGCCTCTATACAAAGAGTCTTCCATCCCCTATCCTCAAAGTATTTTGTATTTGATCCCTTTATACCATCTCCAGCACCAACTTCGATACAAGTACCAACAAAATCTTCATCAAAGTACTTTGATATTATACTGTCTGTCTCCCATTGACCATAGTATTCACTCGTATCAATTTCAGATGGATCATACAAATCTCTTCTAGCTTGTTCGAATATTTCTCGATCATCATCAGATATAAATTGTCCGCACCCACCAAGAAATTCGGATTCTAGAATCCTATCCTGAAACCCACCGTTCCTGCAAGCATCTAGTTGAGGATAAACCCAATCATTCGTAACAAACAAAACATCCCTACCGTCCCTAACTCTACTTTGGTTTTCAAAACTATGAACACCTAAGTCGGATTCAATATACTTCATAAACAAATCTTTTTTCCATATAGACGCACAAAGACTAGTGGAAAGAGGAGAATTGCCAGACTGGTTCCAAACTCCGAAGTCATCAGAATATTTTTCTCCAGATCTACTCATGTTATTGGGGTCATAACAACAACAGACTTTGGAGACTGTATCCTTTTTAATTTCAGATTCAGCTTTGTCCAACAAAGAAAAATTCATATCCTTGAACATGAAATGATCTTCTAGTGCGAGTAGAAAATAATCATCCTGTAAATTTTCAAAGTAACTTCTTAGTGGTGCAGTCCAACACCCCCCACTACTGTCGCCTAATGAAATTAAATTAAAATTTTTAGGCAATTTGAATTTTGGTTTCTCATAACATAGAACATCAACCTCTTTATTTTCAGACCAGTGTCTATTAAAAAGTCTGGAAAAACTATTAAGGAGATTCACATACTTATCAGACGATACTATTATTACTTTCATAACCCATATACCCCACTAATTCTTCACATCGATCTATAATATACGATAAATTCATTTCATAATTTTTAAAAAAACCATCATACACATCATCACCTCTTTTCCACAGAGAAACTTGAGACTTATCAAGAGTTCTATATCTGTTTCGTTTAAACTCGTTTCTCATTCTTGGTACAAAGTCAACCATGTTATCTTCATACGGGATACCCAAGAAACTGCAAATTTCTTTTAGTGTACCAACCTGATTCAAAATCAAGTCTTCCATTCTTACAGTATAATTTCTAGAAGAATCATAATCCATAGCACATTTTCTTTTATTGAACATGTCGGTTATATCTTGAATTGCAGTATCTAGAGTTGCGTCATCGGCAAGAACCGTCCGACCTGATCGGTGATCACCACTCTTTGGTTGTCCCCTCACAATTTTAGATAAAATCATATCTCTAGGATCTCTGAAGGTCCAAATTAATTTTAAGTTTGGATTTGTATCCATAGTAGAAATAAGTTCATCTTTATTATAGTACACCACATCACACTTAGTCAAAGTTCCATCTTCATGAACAGAATTAATTCTGAAGAAGTTGCGATCCTCCTCTTCTTCTGTTGGGGTTAGGTGGGTATTTCCAGTAAGCATTTCTAAACACAAATTAGTTCCACTACGACCACAACTAGGTAAACAAACAATAGGTTTCATCTATTTATCTCCTTAAATATAGTAAACTCTCTCAGGTCTCGGTATCCACCATCTTCAATAAGATCTGGTACGTTCTCTGGGTAGTTCTGCATCAATGCAAGTCCATGAGATGCCTGTTGTGGAGTCATATACATATTCCACCCAAGCATCGTAATATCATCTTCCTTGTATGGTACTGCGTGTCGTCCTTCGTATCGTGCAACACGAAGCCAATCAACAATATCTTTGTTGTCAGTCAGAACCATACCACCCTTACCGATTGGAAGATGTTTTTTGATGTGGAAAGATAGACACATGTTTGTGCCTTCGATATACATGTTAGAAGTAAGTCGTTTGGCGGAATCATAAATCGGATATGGTTTGAGTTGGTAAATACCTTCCCACTCATCATCAGTAAACTTCACTATACCACCCGAATGAATGATAGACTGAGGCACTGAGAGATAAGTCTTTGCGGGTATCTCAACCTCACCAACATCAAAATACTTACAACAAAGAAACAGAGCATCGGTACAGGAAGTAACCGCAACAGCGTACGGCGCACCGGTGTACTCAGCAACTGTCTCTTCAAACATATCTACAATTTTAAAAGGGTTGTGTTTCATATATTTTCATTCGGAATACATAGGTATTCACCCCAACCTTCAAACAAGTTTGGGGTAACTTTATAATTAAGATCTGTAAATGAATTAAAATCGAATCCACCATCACTGACAGAAACAAATCCGGGATATCCATCCAACGACTCATCTATACCAAAATGATAACCAATCTGGAAAATGGGTCTAATATTTTCCAATAAATTTTTCATACCATACAATGCAAGAGTTTCCATTCCCTCAATATCAATTTTTACATAGTCAGGGTTTGGTATATTATGTTCTTGTATATAATCATCAAAAACTCTATAGTTTATTTCTCGGTATGGATTTTCTTTTTGATCCATACAACTATTAAACTGAGATTTAATACTTTTATTTTCATTACTAACAGATACCAAATGTGTTTTTATATTTTTATAGGGTTTAGTATTTTTCTTTAATCGTTTGTAATTATCAGGAAACCCTTCAAACGCATATACTTCCATTCCCTCTATCTCAAGAGGTATAGAAAAAGTTCCAATATATGCACCGATATCATATACTACACTACCCTTGTTTAGTAAACTCGTAACCTCAGAAAATTTATGATCAGGTCTGGTGTATAAATCATCTGCTATTATATTATGATCTATATTGTGGCCACTTTCTAGTAAATCGTAAAATGTTATATCATGATCTTTATATTTAATCGTTTTAATCATTTGGTATTATCCTATAATATTAAATCACTGTGTCTATTATCTATCTCTTGATGACACGGGTGATTTCCTTCGACGAATTCCATGTCATGAACAACCTCCCCCTGTCGTCCCTGAATCAGAGGGGAAAAAGTTTTATTGTTGGAAAGGAAAGATGACCACCAACCGAAAGTGGAGTTGGATCTAAACAATACATCGGCATTCATCAGAAGGAAAAAGTCATACAGAAAGTCTATGTTACCATGAAAACTTTTATCACTGGAGTAATTTCTGGTATCGTTGGGTTGTTTTATTTCTTCACCAACGAACAGGATGTCATCTAAACTATAACCATGTTTCTCCACAGCACGAAGATACGAATCCTCATGAATACAAGCATAGTGTGGGTTATTTACGAAGTCACCTCTACGAAGGTGACATGCAATGTAGTAAGATTTAACTTTAGGAAACATGTCAACCCACACATCTTTAAATTTAAAAAAAGATCTAACTGTATCAGGATTCATGATTTTTAAAAAATCTTGATGTTGGTAAAACCCATGCAAGTCAATACTGTGTTCATTCTCCACCCTTTGATCCAATTCTGTTGAGGGAAATCTATCCCTGAGTTCAGGATCCTCTATATCAAATAAAGATCTACCAATCCAGTCTGCGGGGATCTGGAGTTCATATCCATTCTTCATCGCATAGGATTTAGCAAAAGCGTATTGGAACAATTGATTTCCAAATCTACCATACTTTCCTAAACATGACATACTAACACTAAACATCAATTACATTCCGGGCATCTTGCAGTGATACAATGACCAGTTTCAGGCCAACCAATGTGACAGTCTTCCCACTTCGGTCTGGTGAATGGATCTGTTCCGGAACCAATATCAATTACCGTCAATGTTGGATTCGCTTCGAACCACTCCTTAGCAAGAATTCTACTCAGAGGACCACAACTTAAACCAATCACATCACCGTCTTTGAACTTATTGACCATAGGGAGTATATCTTCATAAACACTCCAAGAATTTTGTCTGGGGACATGTGCCTTAAAATCAAGTTCAATACCCCAGTCGTCGAACACATCAAACTTCTGGTCATCTCCACCAACCCAATTTAGCTTTCTACCGTCCAAAGAGTCCTTGAAGTTCTGTATGAAGTAAAGCCAATTCCTATTGGTTATACAACACGCACGAATCTTATAGGGGTAATCCGACCTCACCAAACTATCTGCTGTGTCTCTCATGTGAGAAAAACATGTTTTACAGGGCATACCCACGAAGTAATTAGTTTGTTCATGTTTGATACACTCTATTAATTTATTGTGTAGTGAATTATCTACGATCTGATCACCTCTAGCAATAGAAGCTCCAACTCGTTGTATTCCTCCCATTTCCCCGTCATTGAATCTAGAAAGAGAAAATGGAATTCTATGCTTCATCATTGACATCAACATTTTAACTTCATGATCTGCGGAGTTTTCTTTAATATCAAAGTAATCAGTAATCTTACCCATATGTTTTGTTGGGTGAACGTATTTGTGTAAATCAAAATCATAACGACTTTGGTATGGATGCGACATAGTTTTCCTAACTTAAATTATTAATAATATTTTTTGTGACTAAAAATGATCCGGCGGGAGATGCGTTTCGATCATACCATTCTTGTCCCGATCGAAGGATTCTCTCCCATTGTTTTTCATCGACTGAGTTTATAACCTGTTCGACTTCACTGGGATCATTCACTCTAAGAAAATGAACACCTTCAACCAAAGGTTCGTGATATGTGTTGTCAACTTCGGGAGCAAATAAAGGCACCACACCCATACCAATAAGTTCAATTTCTCTATTGCACTTGGGCCCATATCCCGCAAGACATAAACCGAAACGAGAATTCATCAGTTTCTCCAGATACTCCTCTTTGGTGAAGGGGTAATGATCTGGTCCGGGTTTATCCACCGGACAGTGAAACAATTCTACACCAGAAGATCCCCAGTCACGATTTCTTCTGTTACCATCTTGTACATTATTTTCGATCTTACCCAGAAATATAGATTCTATTTCTCTGTCTTTGTATGATTTCAATCGTTTTCTTCTAGCTTCTAACAATCGTCTAGGGCTTCTTGCCCAAAAAATCCAAGGGTGACATGATGCGTGATCCGGAACCGTATTACCGAACAACCCTTTTTTAAAAGTTGGAATAGGACGGTCGTCTATTCGTGGGTAATCATATAAAATAACATCCCCATGTGTACCCGCCCAACAAAAATCATCTGGACTATTTTCTACTTCACACAGATCCCATTCTTGCCAAATACCAACAAGTTCTCTGAAAGTATCACCACAGTGACTACCAGCATCAGGTATTAAAATCTTCATTAACTTCCCTTTAGTCTCTTGAACTGATCCCAGTCATGAATATAATCAGAAGGATCGTATGATGTACTGGACAAGACCACAAGAACAGAATCCGATGTTCTATAAACCTGTTCATCCCAAATCATTTCTGGAATATACAGGGCCTGTTGAGGAGACTCTAGTAGAAATCTAGACTCTTTCAACCCATCCTTACACACAACCTCAACCTTACCAGACAAACAAATTAACAGTTGCTGTGTCTTGTAGTGTGCATGTTGACCTCTAGTATCCTTGTCATTTACACCATAGACATAGAAAACTCTTTTAATATCAAACGGAACATCTTTCGATCCCTCTATTGGACATAAGTTTCCGGTTGGGTCTACTACCGTTTTGGTGTTATAGAACGAAACATCATTTACAGTTTTATTAGGCATTCACTTTCCTTCACGGTTTTCATTATATACTCAACCTGTTCATTTGTCAACTTATCATGTAGGGGAATCGATAAAGTTGTTCTCGATGGTGTCGTTACCATCTCATGGAAAAAGAATTCTTCATGTAAATCATTATATTCACCGAACACCGGATTCAGATGTTGAGGTGTATAATGTATTCCTGTAACTATTCCCATTTCTTTGAAGTACGGAATAGCCTCTACATTATTCTCAACATGAATCCTATACAAATGACGACTGGTATTTTCCAATCCGAATTCACTGTTATATTTATCACGAATCTCATCGATGCGTTCGTACCTCGAATCCAAGTTCTTAAGGTTTCTAGAAGCGATGGTGGCCTGCATAGTTGACATGTATGCCTTGAACCCAACCTGTTTCTGTACTCGACTCCATGAATCCTCTGCGTACTCCATACCGTAGAAACTTAGACTTTTCAGATCATCGATCTTCTCTTTATTGTTAGACACAACGATACCACCATCCAAAGACGGTAGAGGTTTGGTTGGGTACATAGAGAACACCATAAGGTCATCGGATTCACATTCATTTGCAAACTGGTTTCTATCCAAACGTTGTGCGGAATCCACCACACCATCAGTTAGAATGTAAGAGTTACCAACCCAATCAACGTCCGATGTGAATTTAATTTTCTTACCAGCATCAACTAAAAGATTAGGCACAACGGCCGGAATCATGGAAGGTATAGAAATAGACTCTGGGGTTTGTATGACCTTACTGTTCATTATAGAATACAAGGCATATGAAGCACTGAAAAAAGATGCAGCGTACTTTGCACCAACATATTCACATATCTCTTGTTCAAAATCTTTGACGATTTGACCGTGAAGGAAGTGATCAAACTCAGATGTGTCGATCACATGATTATCAAATTCAAATAAGTTTATCATTTTTTCACCAAGTAAAAATTATCTTGCATCGAGTACACATTATACGAGTATTTGTCACACATGTCAAGGAAATTATTTTTATTATGATGATATGCACAAGTTTCTATCTCATCATATGCTTTGTATGTTATATGATAACTTTCATTTTCTGTTAGTTTCATTCTACTTATCAACATAGAACCAGAACATATACTCATAAGATGTTCCATAGCCTCATCACCATTAGGCATCACATCAAACAAAGCTCCAACAAGTAACAAATCATATTCAGAAACATCTTGTTTCTTAGTATCCATCACGTCTTTGACATAAAAATCAAAAGACTTCCAAGTTTTCTTTGCTAACTGAATTGCATCTTCTGAATAGTCGGTGCCTGTATATTTGACATCAGGAAGTTCTCTACGAAAGACCTCCGACAAAGCCCCACATCCACATCCTATGTCAAGTACAGATTTTGGACTGAAGTGTTGGATTAAAGATATACAAGTTTTCCAGTGCGGTGCATATGATTCTTTAGACTTAAGTTCTTTTAGATTATAGTCCAACTGTTTCTGAAAGACTTTTTCATTCTTCCACGCATTCTTTAGATCAGACACCTTTCAATACTCCATCATAATCAATATACATTTTCTGAACGGATGGGATTCCATAAACAGCACCACCCATAGTATGAACACCATATGCCCCTCGATCAGGCCATATTCTACCATCTTCAGTGTAACCAAATTTAGAGAAGTGATTGAATACAAGAGGTTGCCTCTTATCACCCCAAACAACAGAACCATCTTGATCGAAATAATCATAGACATATAATCTGAAGTTCCAAGGCGCACCGTGGGCAACAGTTTCATCAATCACACAAACAGAGTCTCCGAACCTCGGAATAAAACCCTCAAGGTATTTCTGATCTCCACATGTCGCAAGTTCTGGGTTAGTCCCCAGAATGATGGCATCGTTCCACCAATTGAGGCAACCCAACCCATCCTCATCATTCTTGAAGTACACAACCCCAACATTAAACTCACCATCTACAGAGACAGGTGTGTTGTGACGATGACGGATGATACCTATACTTCTATCCCCAATCTCATCGAAGATAAGTTTGGGGTCTTGGTAAAAGAATATATCAGAGTCGATGTAGAAAATAGAATCCAAGTTCTTTTGTTCGAGAAGGTATCTGGAAAAACCAGAAGCCAAAGTCCAACAAAAGGCATTATATGGATTGTTATTTTTATATGATTCTAATGTCAGGTACTTAGAAAGAACCTCTTCGATTTTAACAGGGACAACTCTGGGATCATAATCTACCAGTTCGTCGTAACAATCATCATCTATACACAAGTAATATAAAACAAAATCTTCACTGCTGGATTCTATTAATGATTTGATTAGTGCTTTACCGAACGTGAGATAATTACTGTCAGATAGTGTGCAATAGTTTCTCACGAAGTCTCTCCTCTAACACATCTGTTTCAAATTTACGAGACATTCTTTCTTGAAAAACCTTACCGTCTCTATCATAAAAACTTTCATTTCTCTTATGAAGTTCGTCCGCTCTTTCATCCTCAGAAGACATCCACTGGTGTTGGATAATACAAATACCACTTACGGCCAGTTTGCCAATCATGGCACAGGCCTGAGTCTGTTCGTTGTCGCAGTATAGAGATTCATAATCTGGGTGGTAAACATAACCAAACGACTCGTACAACTTCCAACCAAGACACGGGAGTGTCATTAGAGTATCACTTCGAAGTCCATCATTAAACTTAATAGCACCACTATAATCCGGGAACACATCTTGGTAGTTTTCGTAAATTGTATGATCGTAGTTCCTAACTACAGGAACCATATCATCGGAAACCAAAAGTAAAACGTCACCAGACTCACCGTCTAGGTTGGCGTTACACGCTTCGATCTTTGTCTTTGAGTGTCCATAGTGGTAAACAATATCAATGCCATTCGACTTGTGATTTTCAATGAAAGACTTAATGTCATCATTGTTCATAGTCTCATCATCCTCATCCATCGTAATCACGAATCGAACGTCATGTTTACCAGACAAGAAATCAATATACTTGTCTAGGAGAGGCTTAAATTTATGGGGTCTACTTCGAGTTGGAAATTTTATCACTAGATTCATAATGTAGGTTCCTTTATTTTTTACCTATGTGGTACTTGGGACACAGTTCCCAATCTTCTTTATCCCGATGTGAGATTATTTTTAGATGATGAATGGGAACTCTCTCATCCTCTGGATCTTTTTCAACGATATCAACTAGTCCCCATTCTTCCAACAAATCAGCAATTGTGTTTCGTCGGAAGATGTCATTGTCGGAAAGATTTGTTGGTAAACCATCAAGGGCAAATAGTTCTTTAAAGTGAACAATATAATATTTGCCACGTTTGTGTAGAATATGACATGATTGCCATAGTTTTTTTTCTTTTTTAGATGATACACCAATTCTCGTCAAGGTCTCTCTCACTTTAAGAAAATCATCTGGTTCCTTAAGAGTAACCTCTAATAAATCAGCTGGTTGTAAGTCTAAATATTCTTCCATGATAATTCACCTTTACATATTTCGAATCATTCATGGTATTTATGCTTTTTGATATTTTATCCACCATAATTATAGAATTCTCTTATAGACTGAAGTTGATCTTCAGTCAAAACACGAATTGACTCTTTTGCTTTTTCGTTAGAGTAATTGAAATACTCCTTGACCAGTTCCAAGTTCTCTTCTTCTTTCTTATTTATCCACTTACTAAATCTCTTACGAGCTCGAAGAGAGTGTCGAAGATAATCATACTGCATTTTTTTCGAAAGATGATTATGAAAGTTCATCATGTTTGCCTGGAGAATTGTGTCTGGAAAATAAGATAGACACCTATTAATAGGAAACGCGGGATACAGTTTTTCTGATCTTGCGTCATCCCCAATGATATCTTCTTTGCTGTGGTTTATGGAATTAAGATAGTCTGTAAGTTTCATTTGTCACCTGATAATATCAATAGTGTTCATGTTGTCTTCGGTCCAAACCTCAGACTCAGTTCGTAGTCTTCCGTCAGAAAGCAAAGAGTTATATCGTTTGGTTGCTTTCTTCTTCCACCATTCTATCACATTTTGCAATTCATATCTATCGTAATTTTCTTTCTTTTGTAGTTCTTTTTCTTTACCCAACATGACATCTACAACATTTGAAAACCCGTAATCGGACCAATACTGTCTCTTTCTTGTGGTCAGATTGTCGATAGAGTCTTCTATGAATTCAGAAAACTTCGTGCGTTCTTCGATACGTCCCTGACTCTTGAGACTGGCCTTAATTACAGACAACATCTTAGTTTGAATCTTTAGTTTTCTACTAGAAGCTTCACGATGAATAATTTGTTCTCCATCGTTTTTCATTATAAACCAGTCATTCAAATTGTAGAACTCTTTACCCATCATAGTCAAAAGGAATCTACTCTCCGTTTCACCAACATGACGAATGAAAGGTTTCATTCCATCATACTGACTACACGACTTGATATTGCCATACAAAGAAGTAGTTTCAAATCCACAGATATTGACTCCATACTTTTTGTTAATCAATCTTCTCATATAGTGAGAGCAACAGATTCCAGTGAGAAGTTTACCACCAAGATAATTAAATCCAAACGGTTGAGCTGGAACAATAACAAATCCCATGATAATATGTTGATTCAATCTACTTAGATTAGGTGGACCACCTAACATATCGTTTCTGGGTTTTGAATTTATGGTAGGGGAACCGAGTCGAATAAAACCAACAACAGTATTAGTGTTCTTTTCTTTAACTAAGAACCTAATATTTTTACCGGGGTTTTCATCTGACGGGAAAGATCCAATATGAATAAACAAATCATTCCATATACCTCTACCAGCCTCAACGATCTCAAACTCCATGTCCATAGGGCTCATAGTAAAGTCATGAAAGAATTCGTCTTCCACCGGGAAAAGTCGAGAGGCGGTGTTAGACAATCTCTCGACCTTTGTTTCCCGGAAGTAGTCATCAATCCTATCGAAATCAGAATAGTAACCGTACACTTTCGACAGTGCATAGTCGGTATCTTTTTCGTTTAGAATAAGTTCAGCCAATGCGAACTCCTTCTTCGATGACTGCGAAGATTCTAAACTGGTGCATGATGGTATAACCATATACACTGTCGTATTGATCCTTCTCAAAGAGAACTCGATCACCTTCTTTATACTGAAGTTCAACTAGATTACCGTTCTTGTGTAGTTCTGAGGAACCAATACTCACAACCTTACCAACTCCAATTTTAGGATTACCCTTCTCTTCGTAGATAATTTCACCTTCCGCGTTCTGCGGGGCCTCTACTAGAACGGCAACCTTGCCTTTACTTGGATAAAATTTACTCATTTGAAACTACACTCCATCATAATCTCGATTAAACATGCGGTTAGATTAATTTCCAAATCAGAAACGAAAGCTGACTTGTACTGATACTCGGCAATAATAAGAATTGACTGTGGGATACTATGAGGACTTAGATGTACATACAGATTATCATAGATCTTTCTGAAGATAATTGTAGGATCATTGTCTAGGTTCTCTACGACCCACTTACGAACATTAGTGAAGTCTTTCTTTGACATCGCATCCATCAGGGACTTGATGTTGACCTCACCCAGCTGGGAAAGAATTCCCTCGTCAATTGTACCAGAAACCGAGTATCTTTGCAACTCATTAAGACATCGACGGAAGTCTGGGAAGTGTTTAATCACCAGTTCACTGAGAACCTTTTCCTTGAACGGGATCTCCTCCTTTTCAAGGATGAACTTACACCGATTAAAGAATTCACCGGCAAGATTAGGTTTTTCCTTCGAGTCAATCTTAAACTCAACGTTTGTACATCGAGAGTGAAGAGGTTCGATAATTCTATTCTTGTAGTTACAAGTTAGAATAAACCGGCAGTTATTTGCAAACTCTTCTATAAACCCACGAAGTGCCGGTTGTGTAGACTGTGCGTTCGAGTAATCGAACTCGTCTAGAATTACGACCTTCTTGTTGTCAGATAAAGAAACAGTACTGGCAAAGTTTCGAATCTTAGTCCGTAAGGTATCGATGTTTCCATCTTCCGAACAGTTAATCAGAATACTTTCACACCCAAGTTCTCCACACAAAGCACGAGCAACCGTAGTCTTTCCAACACCGGCCTTACCAGACAAGAGTAAGTTTTGCATCTCACCCGAATGAACAATGTCTGAAAAGTTTGCCTTAATTTCATTAGGAAGTACACAGTCATCGATACAGTTAGGTCGATACTTTTCGACCCACAAATAATGATCTTTCACAATCAACCCTCGTAGTTAGAGTTATTTTCCAAAGCGATCCAGTAAGTCAAATCAGTATTAGAACTGGTAAACTTACTAACCAACTTAGAAGAAATTTCAACATCATAATCACCCGGAAGCATCTTCATGTTCTCGGTCTTGAAGAAGAACTCAAACGAAGGTGAATTATCAGAAACCTCACCCACTCCAATGGAGTAAGTGTTACAAGATGAGTCCTTATTGTCTAGCGCAACAAGTTGCAAACCATCTCCGTTACTTCTAACACAAAGGTCGGGAAGTTGAAGAACCGCAGCTGCCTTCATGATCTGGTTGAAGTTACCCTCAGTCAATCTGAAGTCAACGACAGGATCAGGCATATTGATTGTCTGCGTAACAGACTGAATCAGTTCCGGTTCTGCGTAATGGTACTTAGTCTTTGCAGACTTACCACTATCCGAAATCACGACATGGTTTTCGTGAAACTCGAACGTGGGACTATCGAACAGAGAAACAGTACCAAGGAACTTGTTCAGATCCCAGATAGCAATAGTCTGTTCAAAAGTTTCCGAGATAGTACACTCGGACATAACATTCTTAACGGGCGATAGAGTCTTTAGAACATTTCCCGGTTCGATAATAATGTTTGAATTAATTGTAGAGTAATTCTTAAGGTACTCTAACGTTTCTCTAGACATTTTCATAGTATTAATTTCCACAGTTGTCATAATATAATCATTCTCCATTTTTCGGCTGAACGGCCGGGTGTTCTGGTATTTCAATTCCAGACGATTTTAAGTAAGCTTCAATAATTTTCTTTCTTTCCATTCCTTCTTTTTTATCCCCAAAATCATTCTGGTCTTCTATATCGAATGATTTAAAATCACCAAAACCGGGATTGCGGATGGGACAAGAAACCCAAGGGAAATGAAGTTTAGTATAAGCCTCACTATCTTCTGGGTTATTCAACCACGTCATGGGTCTATCCCCGCAACCGCAAGCAGTACAATAATGATACCCATCACGAACTTCGCTATCACCTCTATACGGACATGGTGCAATTTCATCATCTCCGTGACAGGACAGTTGTCTTAGTTTTACAATCGAATCGTCAGCTTTTCCCTGAGTGACTCTAGAGGCTACAGCCTTCGTAAAGTTTTTTACTTTTTGACCTAACGATGGTTGTTTGATCTTTATAACTGTTTTCTTGTTATCCGGATCCCGAAAAGTATTTGTCTGTACCTGAGGCACACTTTCCGGTTTAACTTCAGACTCAAAAGATTCTGACAATCTTTGTGTTCTAGCAGATGCAGATTTATTTTTTCCACAATTACAACCCATTTAAATCTCCTCCGATTCGCCGTCCCAGAAATCAATGTCATTTTCAATTTCATCTATTGACATGTTATTATAATCTTTAAGAGACTGTTTGTTTTGGTTTCTTCTAGACTTCTTTTTAGTCTTTTTTGTAGACTTAGTAAAGTCTTCCCAGTCATCGTCGTAATATTGAAAATCATTCATCTGTAAATTT